TCATCACCAGCCTCGTCACTGCCGCCACCGCCAAATGAAAGCCGTCACTTGTCAAGCCGATCTGGATCACGCGTTGCGCACCATTGCGCCTGCTGTTGGCCATCGCAGCAGTCACGCGATTCTTGATTGCTGCCTGATCCAAGCCGCTGGTGGTGTCATGACCATCACTGGCTTCAACCTTGACCTCGGCATCACCGTCACCATTCCCGCTGCAGTGGAGACCGATGGCGCTGTAGCGCTGCCGTATCGACTGCTGGCTGGCCTTGTAAGCCGCTTTGACGGCGATGAGGCGGTAACGCTCGCAGATGGCGCTCTGACGGCTTCTGGGGCCTCCTACGGGCTTGCTGCGGCTGATGCGGCGGATTACCCCGCGCTGCCGGTTGTAGACGCCGCTACGAGCGAGCTGCACCTATCCGCTGGTATCCGCGCCTGCATGGCAGCTGCCAGCACCGACGCCAGCAAGCAGATGCTTCAAGGCATCCACCTCGGCAGTGGCCACATGGAGGCCACAGATGGCCATCGCCTCATGCGTTACGCCATTGACCTACCAGACGGCCTAGATCTCGTGCTACCAGCCAGCACCATGCGCCTGCTGCAGGATCGCGTGGTCACCATTGCCGTTGCCAAAGGGCAAGCTGTAATTGACGCAGGCGATGGCATCACCATCTACAGCCGCATCATTGATGGCACCTACCCAGACGTGGCCAAACTGGTACCTAGCGAGTTCAAGCACACCATCACCGCCGACCGCCGCCGACTGACGCGTGCCCTAGAGCGTGTCGCCATCATTGCCGATGCGCACAACTCCGTCGTCAAGCTCACGGCTGGCAGTGGTGGCCTTGAGATCAGCGCAGAAGCCGATGCCAACAACGGCCGCGAGCTGCTACCCGTGAAAGGTATCGCCAGCGGCGCATGGGCATTCAACGTTCACTACCTGCTAGACGGCATCAAGGCATTCAAGCCTGCAGAAGCCATTACACTGCACGCCAATACGGCAACCACTCCCGTAGTATTGACACCTGATGCCGTGGACGGTGTAACGTATCTTGTAATGCCTGTGCAAATCAAGGGCTAATAGGTGGCAAAGAAATGCACCAACTCCGAATCAGATCAGCGGGTAAACACCGTTTACGATCTGCTTTTGCGTGCACACAGTAGAACGCAAATTATACGATTTGCGTCGGAAACATGGGATGTAGGTGAGCGCCAGGCAGAGATTTATATGTCTCGCGCTCGCCAACTCATGGCATTGGATGCAGAACTTGAGCGGCCGCAGTGGTTAGCTGCTGCTGTCGCTCGCCTGCAGGATTACGAACGCGAAGCACGCGCTAAAGGTAATCTCAGCATTGCAATTAAAGCCCTAGAGGATCAGGCCAAGCTGTTGCGGTTTGAGATCTCGTAGACTGGCGCATAAGCCAATATGGCCATGGCACGTCGTTACGCACGCGATAACCGAGGCAGGTTTTCATCTGCTGGCGCTACTGCCCGTGGCGGTCGACTAGCAACTGCGAGTGGCGGCAAACGTGCAACACAGACAAAAAGAATCACTGGCGGTGGAAAGGGCGTGATCAGCGCAAAGCCCAAGTCCTCAGCAAAACCCACTGCGGCAGATCCTTCAATTGGAGCAAACAACATTCGCCGACTTGGCAAAAGCAAGGCTGGCCATCCGCGTGCATTACGCGCAAATGCTGTGCGCTCATATAAACCACAAACGATTGAAGGGCAAGCAGCTAAAACTGTGCGGCGCATTGCTAATCCTGTCAAAGGGCTCAAAAAGGCGGTGGAAAACTCGAAAAAAGTACTAGGAGAGCATGACAAGCTAACGCATAAAATAAACAACCGCCATGCACGTGACATAGCAGACCGCACAAGAACGGACGTGCGCGGACGCATCGCTGGCATTCATGGACGCAACTCTTGGGGGTCTATGAACCGTGGAGCGCGTGACATCATTCAGGCTCGCGCTGCACGTGCAGCAGCTGCAGCAGCACGTGGCAGCAAACCAGCGGCTCGTGCTCAAGAGATCTACGCCAACCAGCTGGCATTTACCGGTTCGGGTAAGGCTGCAAAAGGAAGCAATAATATTCAGCCAGGCCGTGGCAACACCCGGCCACCAAAACCTCGCCGCCGTCGTCGCGCATGATCAAGCCTGAAGTCACCGCCGTGGGTCGCCTGCTCAAGCCCAAGGGCAATGAGCCACGCATTTACAAGGTGATTGTCGTCAAGCCTGATGGCACTGCCAAAACTGTCGTTAGCGAGCCCGCATGAGCCTGCTAGCCGGCATCTGCCAGCCCGGCAGCCTGCTTGGGTTTATGGATGTCGCAACGCAAGAGGACACGGGCGATTTGCTGCAACGCATCCGCGCTGATTTGCATCCTGGCCAGCTTGCTTTTGTCGATGACAACGACACGCAGATCATTGGCATCAGCGCTGGTTACGGCGCCGGCAAGACACGTGCGCTATGCGCTAAGGCGGTGATGCTGGCCGCGGCCAATCAAGGCTTTATCGGTGCTGTGATGGAGCCGACTGGCCCATTGATCCGTGATATCTGGCAGAACGACTTTGAGCAGTTTCTCGAGGCGTATGAGATCCCATACACCTTCAGGGCATCGCCGCTGCCTGAATACATGCTGCATCTGCCAGGCGGTGACACCAAGATCCTGTGTCGCAGCTTCGAGAACTGGAGCCGCATCATCGGCCTAAACCTTGCATGGGTGCTTGCCGATGAGATCGACACGGTGACGCCATCCATTGCCAACAAGGCATTCCCTAAGATCCTTGGTCGTTTACGGTCTGGCAATGTGCGCCAGTTTGGTGCCGCATCCACACCAGAGGGCTTCCGATGGATGTGGAACACATTCGGCAGTGAGGACGCCAAGGGTCGCGCTGATCGCAAGCTCATCAAGATGCGCTCAGTCGACAACCCACATCTGCCGCCGGATTTCATCGAACGCCTGCAGGCCAACTACGACCCCAACCTGCTGCGGGCCTATCTAGACGGCGAGTTCGTCAACCTGACTACTGGCACCATCTACGACCGGTTCAGCCGTGAGAAGCACGTGGTAGCTGAGCTGCCGGATCTAGACCGCGAGCCATTGCGCATTGGCGTTGACTTCAACGTTGGCAACATGTCTGCCGTGATCGGCGTCCGCAGCGGCAGCAGCCTGCTAGTGATTGATGAGATCAGCGGCGCGCATGACACCGACGCACTGGCGCAAGAGATCCAAGCGCGTTACCCGCATCTTCGTATCTACATCTATCCAGATGCCAGCGGCGGCAACCGCAGCACCAACGCAAGCCAAACCGATATCCAGATCCTGGAGTCCTATGGCATGTCAAACCAGTCACCACGCGCAAATCCTCCCGTTCGTGATCGCGTGGCTGCTGTTCAGGCTTTGCTGGAAAACGGCAAGGGTCAAGTCAGGCTGAGCATTCACCAGCGTTGCAAGCGGCTGATCGAATGCCTAGAGCTGCAGTGCTACACCGACAAGGGCGACCCTGATAAGGACGCTGGCCATGACCACATGAACGACGCGCTCGGCTACTTGATATGGCGTGAATTCAACCCGCTGCACGCAGGCGCTGGCCGCAGCACAGGCATCAGACTATATTGATTCCGCCAACTATTACATCTACCCATGCTTAAGGGTGCTGAACTACTCGCCAAGGTCAAAGAACTGGGCGACATGCCAAAGTCTGAATTGGTACGCGCTTGCGGCTATGTCGTCAAGGATCGCGTCGCATTCACGCAGTTCTACGAGGCATTGCTGGAAGCCAAGGGGCTTGACCTCAACGGCAAGACTGCCAAGCGCGGCCGCGGCCTGACCTACAAAGCCAAGGTGCAATTCAACGGCAAGCTGCAAATCGGTGATGGCTACCTGCGTGAAATGGGATACGAACCCGGCGCTGAGTTTGACATCAAGATTGGTCGCAACAGCATCACGCTGACTGCTGCTTAAACTGCACCTATGACTGCGGCGCTGTAATGTACACCGGCTATAACGCATACGACCGGCCTATTGCGCAGCGCCGCGTTACTCGCGTGCAAGATGCCAACACGGCATGGTACGCGCAAGAGCCGCATTGGATCCTGATTGAAGATCTGTTGCAAGGTACCTATGGGATGCGCCGCAAGCATCGCAGGTATCTGCCGCAGGAGCCGCGCGAGCTAGATGAGTCATACGACAACCGCCTAGCACGCAGCGTATGCCCGCCGTTCTATCAACGCCTAGAGCGGATGCTGGCTGGCATGTTGACGCGTAAGCCCGTACGGCTTGATGACACGGCTGACATCATCCGCGAGCAGTTGTTTGATGTTGACCTACAAGGCAATGATCTCAACGTCTGGACTTATGAAACCACGCGCAAGATGGTCCGTTATGGCCACGTTGGTGTACTGGTGGATGCACCTGCTGATGGCGGCAGGCCCTATTGGGTGAGTTACACGCCGCGGCAAATCCTTGGCTGGCGTGCTGAGCAACAGGAAGGCCGGCAGGTATTGACGCAGTTGCGGTTGGCAGAGATGGTCACCGTGCCTGACGGTGATTTCGGCGAAAAAACAGTCGAGCAGATCCGCGTACTGATGCCAGGTGAATTCCAGCTGCATCAGAAGCAAGACAACGGCGACTTTGAAATCATCGACGAAGGCCGCACCAGCCTCAGCGAGATTCCATTTTCAGTTGCCTATGCGCAGCGCCATGGCTTCATGGAGTCACGCCCGCCACTGGAAGACATCGCTGAGCTAAACCTCAAGGCATATCAGGTCCAGAGCGATCTAGACAATCAGCTTCATATCAGCGCTGTGCCGATGCTGGCGTTTTACGGCTTCCCGTCTGCTGCGGAAGAAGTCAGCGCCGGACCAGGTGAAGCAATCGCATTCCCTGTTGATGGCCGCGCAGAATATATCGAGCCTGCTGGCCGCAGCTTTGATTATCAGTTTCGCAGGCTTGAACAGCTTGCATTGCAGATCAATGAGCTAGGTCTATCGGCTGTGCTTGGCCAGAAGCTATCGGCGGAAACTGCAGAAGCAAAGCGCATTGATCGCAGTCAAGGCGACAGCACCATGATGGTGATTGCGCAGAATGTGCAGGACATGATCGACAACTGCCTGCAGTTTCATGCGCAGTACATCGGCAACAACACATCTGCTGGCAGCAGCTACGTCAACCGCGACTTCCTTGGCACACGCCTTGAGCCACAGGAGATCCAATCACTGCTGCAGCTTTACACCGCAGGCACAATCACGCAAGAAACATTACTGCGTGAGCTTGCCGAAGGCGATGTGCTAGGCGACGACTTTAACGTAGATGAGGAGCTTGAGGCTACGGCTAATGCGGGTCTTGATCTACAACCTGCTGGACTGGGTAACCGACCGCTTAGTGGACCTGATGATCTGGATGGAACCGAGGAAACCCAGGAGGCAAGAGCTTGATTATCACGTCAGTGCTTTACCGGAAGAGGTTCTAGCTATCGTGCGCATTAGTTGGTACAAGGAAGGTAGGCCAGATGAAGTGGATGAAACCATCTTGTACGAAGATGGTCAAAACGGTTATGACGCATTCGCAGCTCTAATCACCACTGCGTTAAACCGCGGCGCTAATGTCAGCATCCGCAGCGGATATCAACCGGAAGATCTTGGCATTGAACGATGAGCACTCCAGAAGCGCTATATCGCAATGCGATTGATCTAAACCGCTACAGTAATAGCGTTGCGCGGCGTGTCATCAATGCCTACAACGATATCATCGTTGATGCCGCTAACCAGCTGCGCACCATTGATGATCTAGCAGCACCAGTCAAAGCAGCACGACTGCGTGCAATTCTTGCACAGCTCAAAGACAGCTTGGCAACATGGGCAGGTGATGCAACGGAGCTGACCGCATTAGAACTGCAGGGCATTGCAGAGCTGCAATCTGAGTTTGTGACCGATCAACTGCGGCGTGCGTTGCCAGCAGGTGCACGTGATGCAGTGCGCACCGTTGAGATCAGTCCGCAATTTGCGCAGTCAGTGGTAACCACTGATCCGACGCAGATCAATGTGGTGACCTTGAGCGATGATTTGTTCGCCGCAGCGTACGGCTCACCGCAGACCTACAGCCTCACCGCAGCTCAAGGTGCCACGATCACATTGCCCAATGGTGAAGTCGTCATCAAGGCGTTTCGCGGCATTGCCGTTGACCAGGCTGAGCGGTTTTCGCAGGTTGTGCGGCAAGGATTGCTGACAGGTGAGCCAACACCAGCCATCGCTAAGCGATTGGTTGGCAATCTTGAATTTGGCGAAGAAGCCAAGACTGTGAAGCAACTGGTCGCAGCAGGCGGCCAGGCGACAGCAGTTGCAGATAATCAAATTGTTACTCTTGTCCGCACAAGTATCAATCAAGTTGCCAATGCAGCCAGTCAGCAGGTGTATGAAGCTAATCAAGACATCACTAAGAAGTATCGCTATGTGGCAACACTGGATACCCGCACCAGCAGCATTTGCCGTGCATTGGATGGCCGTGAGTTTGAATACGGCAAAGGCCCGACTCCGCCGCAGCACTTCAACTGCCGCAGCACAACGGTGCCTGTGATTGACTACAAAGAGCTGGGTTTCACGCCACCACCACCGGCAAAGCGTGCATCAGCAGGTGGCCAGGTGCCGGCAGATGTCTCATACGGCGACTGGCTAGCAAACAAGCAAAAAGGTGAATCTGATGCCGACCTTTTGGCTAGACAAGCACAAGCACTAGGAGCGGAGAAAGCAAAATACTTTAGAAGGCTTGCAGACAACCGCGGACCGGATCAGGCCATCGCCAAGTTAGTCCGCGATGATGGCTCAGAGTTAACCTTAGATCAGCTCCGCGCACGATATGGACCTGCCTAGCCTGCGGCATTTTCAGAATGTTGGTATCTACTGCATCTCAAGTGATCCCGTAGAGGCACTGCATGGCAAGGCATGGGTGCCGGCCATTTATACCGACAAGGGTTGGGCAACAGCTGATGGCTCTACACTATTGACAGGTATTGAGGCATGGCGTTATGGCGAAGAAGAAGGACAAGATCGCCAAGGTGATGGGCGAGTACAAGCGCGGGACACTGCAAAGCGGCAAGCCCGGACCAGGCAAGGGTCCAAAGGTAAAAAGCCGCAAGCAGGCAATAGCAATTGCCCTATCTGAAGCTGGCAAAGCTCGCAAGGGTAAGAAGTGATGGCCAAAAAGCCCGGCCTCTACGCCAACATCGCCGCCAAACGAAAGCGCATTGCGGCCGGCGGCAAGGAACGCATGGCACGCAAGGGTGAAGCCGGTAGGCCCAGTGCTGCTGCATTCAAGGCAGCCGCCAAGACTGCAAAGAAAAAGAAATGATCAGCAAGGCTAGAATGCAATTATGAATCCATAAGAGCCGATGGCCCGTACTTACAAACGTGACTCCAATGGCCGCTTTGCCAGTGGCGGTGGCGGTGGCGGTGGCGGCAAATCTAAAGCCGGCTCTACGCGTTCCGCCAACACTGCTCGCTCTAAAGAATTAAAAGCCAAAGGCACAACTGCCATCGGCGGTCGAGTGAAGGCCAAAGGGTTTGCCGGCGGCAAAGGAGCCCAACAGCGTGCCGGCGGTCTTCGTGCCACCAATGTCAAGGGCTTGAAAACCAAAGCCACCGGTGCCGGTGCTGGCACTCGTGCTGGCATGAAAGCCAGTGCCGCCCAAGTCGGCAAGGCACGATCCAAGGCCGCATCCAAAAAGGCAAAGAAAATGAGCAAAGCTCCGGCTAGTGCCGCCAAAGCTCGCTATAAGGAGCTGAGCGGTCGCGCTCGCCAGTCCTCGCCGTTTCGTTCTGCAGCCGAAAACCGCAAAGCAGCCGGCGCTAAGCGCAGCCTTGCGGCAATGATCAAAAAGCGTGGCGCTTAATCTGCTCCCATAAATTCGCCCAACGTGCCCAGGTTTTCCATGATCTCCTGGGCAAAATCAGTGATGAATACCAAATCGCCATCTGCATCGCGAGCAATGGCGACAATACTTGATAAATGAAGATTGCCAACAGCGGCAAATGCCATTGCCTCATTGCCATCTTCGTCGATATCAATAATGCGCTTGAGCGCATTACGAATGGCGCGCGACCCAAGGCCGTCAGGATCCGATGCGATAATTTCCATGCGGCTAGCCTAGTCCAGCGACGGCCGAGAGCGTCATGATCACCTACCGCGGCGAGCAGTTTGATGGCTACAACAAGCCGAAGCGCACGCCAAAGCATCCGAACAAGTCACACGCCGTGCTTGCCAAGGAAGGCGACAAGGTGAAGCTTATTCGTTTTGGTCAGCAGGGCGTATCTGGCTCAGCGCCACAAAAAGGAGAATCAGCAGCGGACAAAGCCAGAAGGGCATCATTCAAAGCTCGACATGCCAAGAACATAGCCAAAGGAAAAATGTCTGCCGCGTATTGGGCTGACAAGGAGAAGTGGTAACGTAGAAGTGTAATTAAGCCTGCGGCTTATCCATGTCTGATGAACAACAAACCCAAGAGCCTGCGGCTACTGGGGCTAATGCCGATGCACTGCAGCGCAGTGTTGAAGCGTTAGAACGCAAAAATCAAGAACTGATCGCTGAATTACGGCAAGCGAAGAAGGCGCCAAAGCTCCCTGATGGTGTAAACGTCGATGAGCTGCTCGAGTTCAAGCGCAACTACGAGCAGCAGCAGCTTGAATCCCAAGGCAAATACCAAGAGGCACGGCAGGCTTTGGAGCAGCAGTTCCGTGAGGCGACGGCGGAGAAGGACAAGCGCATCTCAGAACTTGAGTCACGCGTCCGCGAACTGGAGCTTGTCACACCAGCAGTGACCGCACTGGCTGAGATCGTGCACGATCCTGATCTTGTGCTTAAGACCAAGCTGTCGCCTGACGCAATCCAGCGTGAAGCGGACGGCACCGTCGTGGTGGTGGATGGCTACCAGCGCACGCCCGTTAGCGAATGGGCCAAGACGTTGCCTGCATGGATGCAGAAGCAACCCAAGCCGCAAGGCAGTGGCGCACCAACCGGTGGCAGCAATGGCGCCATCCCATCAGGCATGGCTAATCCATTCAGCCGCGAGACATTCAATCTGACTGAGCAGTCGCGGTTGTTCCGCACAGATCGCGATCTATACGATCGGATGAAAGCAGCAGCCAACCGTTAGTATTTGAGTGTCTGCTCGTGATGGCTGCGCCACATAGAGCCTAGGGCTGCGCCCACATCCGTAAACCCTTTTTGAGGATTAGTCATGGCGACCCTTCGCTCTGACATCATCATCCCCGAGGTATTTACTCCTTACGTCATTGAGCAAACCACTCAGCGCGATGCCTTCTTGGCTAGCGGTGTGGTGCAGCCCATGGCGGAGCTAAATGCCACCGAGGGCGGTGATTTCATCAACGTTCCCTTCTGGAAAGCAAACCTTTCCGGTGATTTCGAGGTTCTGACTGATAGCAGCAGCCTCACTCCTGGCAAAATCACTGCTGACAAGCAAGTCGGCGTGATCCTGCACCGTGGCCGCGCCTTCGAGGCTCGCGATCTGGCTGCCCTTGCTGCCGGTTCGGACCCTATGGCTGCCATCGGCGCCAAGATCGCTGATTACATCGCTAACCAACGCCAAAAGGATCTGCTGTCTGCCCTTGCTGGCGTGTTCGGCAGCCTTGGTTCCACCTCTAGCTCGGCTGCATTCTTCCCGCTGACCATTGACGGCGAATCGGGCGATACCCCGACTGTGCTGTCCCCGCGTCACGTGGCAGAAGCCAAGTCGCTGCTGGGCGACCAAGGCGACAAGCTGACCGCTATCGCTATGCACTCCAAGGTCTACTACGACCTGGTTGAGCGCAAGGCTATCGACTATGTGTCGACTGCTGAAGCTCGCGGCACCTCTACCACTCAATCCGGCGGCTCGCTGGTTGCTGCTTACGGCGGCAACGTTGAAGTTCCAGTGTATTGCGGGCTTCAAGTGATCGTTAGTGATGATGTTCAGACCGAAGGTAGTGGCTCCACCACTGAGTACGCCACATATTTCTTCACCCAAGGCGCAATTGCCAGCGGTGAGCAAATGGCGATGCAGACTGAAACCGACCGTGACATCCTCGCCAAGAGCGATGCCATGTCGATCGACCTGCACTACGTGTACCACCCAGTTGGCGCTAAGTGGGCGGTGACTACCGTCAACCCTACTCGTGCTCAACTGGAGACCGTGGGCAACTGGTCGAAAGTGTACGAAACCAAGAACCTTGGCATCGTGCGCGCGACCAACACCTCTAACTTCGATTGAGGTAACTGACCATGCCTTCTTCTATTTTTGAGCTGACTTCTGACCTTTCGGTTCAGGAGATCGCAATCAGCAAGCGTCCTGTCAAGGCCGCTAGTGATGCTGCTACCACGTTGACCGCTGCCGAGTCCGTTAACGGCGTGGTGACCATGACCCCTTCTACCGGTCGTGCTCTGACCACTCCCACCGGCGCTGACCTGAAGAGCTACATCGATGGCCCTTTGGAAGTTGGCACCAGCTTTGAGCTGACCGTGGTCAATGCTGCAGCTGCTACCCACGCCATTACCCTGACCGCTGCCGCTTCGGGCATCACCCTTGGCGGCGCATCTGCAATGGCAACCGTGGCTGCCGCAACCAGCGCTACCTACGTGTTCGTTTGCACCGCAGTGGGCACTCCTGCCTTCACTGCTTATCGCAAGAACGGTTGATTGTGGGACTGTTCGCCTTCAGGCGACGCCAGGAACGCGAGGCTGCTTCTAAGGAGGCAGCCTCTTTTCCTATTGCTGAGCCTGCGCTTAAACTTGAAATGACGGAGCCACCGGCTGATGGCAATAACAATCGTGGCCACGCCCGGCGCGGCAAACGCAAACTCTTACCTGACGCTGGCAGCAGCGGAGCTGATCATTGAAGGCTTCGTGCAGGATGATGACGTCGTAGCTTGGGCATCAGCCACGACTGATCAAAAAAACCGTGCGCTGTTTTCAGCAACGCAGCGCATTGATCGTGAGCGATTTCTTGGCGCTCGTGCCACTGATACGCAAGCATTGCAGTGGCCGCGTACTGGCGTGCGCAAGCCTGACACCTACATCAATACGTACGCTGTTGGCTTTCCGTTTCGCATCACGACTGACTACTACACCGACACTGAAATTCCAGATCGCATTCAGTTCGCTCAGTGCGTCCTTGCCGTTTACCTGAACAACAACAAGGACGGCATGGCTCTGAGCGGACTGGAGGATTACAAGTCCGTCAGCATCGGCAGCCTTAGCGTTACAACATCAGGCGCAAGCGCAAGCGCTACCGGCGCTGATCGCGTGCCACCGCTTTATGAGCGGTACTTGACCGGACTTAGAATCAGTGGACCAGGTAACTTTTCTATCCGCAGGAGCTGATCGTGGAAGACATCTACAACATTGGCTTTGAGTACATCAGCGACACCGCGGCTCATGTTGGCAGGTTCGGCAAGCTTTACGCATTGGCCGATGCCGTGATTGCATCCGCAGTGATCCAAAACGCCAGTGGCAATGCATTCACATCCGTGCCGCTTGCTGCTGGCGATGAGATCTATGGAGTCTTCACCAGCGTGACGCTGGCATCCGGCAAAGTCGTTGCGTACAGGATCTGATCATGAGCGACACGAACTACCTTGGCATCAATTACTCAATAGGTGCAACATTTATTGATGGCACTGATACATTCACTGGCAGGTGGGGGGCAATTCACTTCACGACCAATACCATTGTTGACACCATCATTGCCCAGAACTACGACGGCAGTACCTTGTCTGGCCAGTCTTTTGATGGCGCAACAACCCTTTACGGCGTATTCACAAGCATCAAGCTGCAAAACGGGCACTGCGTTGCCTACAAGCTCTGATGGCACTTGCTACCTCGCTGCGTAAAGTTGCCAGCAAGCTGATGAGCAAGTTTGGCGGCATTGCGACGATCCGCCGTGTTACGCCAGGCGCTTACAACACAACAACAGGCACCGTCAGCGAAACCACGACGGACACTGCGGTACGTGGTGTGCTTGAAGACGTCAACCTGCGTGAGGTAAACGATCTGATCCAGGCAACGGATAAGCGCTTGCTGATCGCCGCTGCAGATATCAGCTCAGCACCAACAACTGCGGATGAAGTGCTAATCGGTGGCATCACCTATCAGGTGATTCGCATAATTACGATTGAGCAGGACAACACGCCGATTACTTACGAGCTAATCCTTAGGGCATAATGGCACGCGAAATCAAGGTTGGTGATATTGGCAACTACGCTGAGCAGCAGTTTGAGAAGCTGTTGCGTGTTGCTGTACTAGAGACTGACAGCAGACTCAAGCAGGCAAGCCCAGTTGATACCGGGCGTTTTCGTGTTAGCTGGCAGGTAGGCGAGAATGCAGCGCCTGGCGGTGAAAAGCCAGAAGGCTCATACACCGATATCACCGCAATTGAGCGCATCGGTTACCAGCAAGAAAAGCTAGGCAACGTTTACAGCGTGCACAACAACCTACCGTATGCCGAGCCATTGGCCAATGGCAGCAGCAAGCAGGCGCCTGCGGGATGGGTGCAAGGCATCGCCAAAGACATCCAAGCGTTTGTGCGTGTCAATGCAGACCGCATCGGGAGGGAATCATGAGCAGCACCTACAACGACGTTCGCGCCGCGATTGAAGGGCGCATTGGCACGGAGATGGCGTTGTCGCCCGTTTACCCTGTCAGCTATCAAAACGTACCGTTTACGCCGCCCAACAACACGCCATGGGTGCAAGTATTCATCCGCTTTGGCGATAACAGCTATGCCACGCTGCTACCGACTGGCGGCGTTGGATTTAACCGCCAGACCGGTACGCTAGTGGTCAATGTCTTTACGCCACAAGGGCAAGGCACCGCAGCGAACTTCACCATTGCAGAGCGCATCAAAGACAAGTTTGACCGCGCCAAGTTCAGCAGCATCATCTTTGACGCGGCATCCGGGCCATCTCAAGTAACACCAGCAGCGCCTGAGCCTTACTTTCAGACTCAGCTAACTGCTACGTTTGAAGCGTATCTAGACTGACGGTAGCCAATACCGTTCATAACATGGCTGTCACTGTTTTGTCCGGTACATCCGGCGCCCTTTACTACAAGCCCGCTGGCACCACCGGAACATTCGGCGAGGCTGGTGTCAATACATCCACTGAAACCATCACAGTCGAGCCTTACCTCAATTTCAAGGTTGGCGATCCTGTTAAGTTCCGCGTGGTCAACAGCCAATCTGGCGAGTCCGGCACTGGCACGCTGCCTGCTGGCCTTTCCGCTGGCACCACGTATTACGTGATTGCCTACACCGCCAGCACCGGCGCCCTGCAGGTTTCCGCTTCCGCTGGTGGTGCTGCTGTCAACATCACCGACGACGGCACTGCCGCAGCACCTAACGAGTTTGAGGTCTACTACGCGGATTATGCCGCCGTCGGGCAGGTGCAATCCTGGTCGTTTGAGATCAGCCGCGCTGAGATTGATGTCACCACTATCGGTCAGACCGCTGGTCAATATGCGCCCTTCCGCGCTTATATCCCTGGCTTCGCCGATGGCAATGGCACTGCCAGCATCTATGTGACCAATGAGGACAGCGCCCTGTCCAATCGCATGGTTGAAGACGTGCTGCAGCGTCAGCAGGTTGGCTGTGCTTTCAAGCTGTACACCGACAAGCAAAGCTCTGAAGCGCTGAGCCGCTCCATTGCTATGGATGCCGTGCTGCTGACCGCCAGCCTGAATATCAACCCTGATGATGCTCAGATGGTGGAGATCACCTTCCGCCCTGCCGGTGCTCCTAGCTTCGATTTCAGCACCTCTGCTTGATCACTGATTGCCCCTAGTTGCACTAGGGGCTTTTTTGTGTTTAAAGTATCAATGAACTGAATAATTTTGCATGGCATCTGCCAATTCATCCATGCGCGCGCTTGATCGCCTCAAGAAAGCGGCCAACTTGACGCCGATCAAAAAGCAGGTTGAGCTGAGCGATGGCGACGTGTTTGAGTTTTACTGCAAGCCGCTGACCATGGCCGAACGCGAGCGGGCACAGAAGGATGCTGGCTCAGATGAGGCAACGGCATTCGCTCTGCAGCTTTTGGTGTCCAAAGCCTTGGATGAAACCGGCCGCCCGCTGTTTCGCGCTGGTGAAATCGCAGAGCTGAAAAACGAAGTACGTGATTCGGATCTGCAGGAACTGATGCTTGCAGTGCTCACCGACAAGCATGACGCGGAAGAGGTCGACGCAAAAAACTGATCAAGCTGGTTAAACAGGATCATCTGCTGCGGCTGATGATGCGCTTAGCCAGAGACCTTGGATACACACTGCAGGAATTATCAGAGCGGTT